AGTTTATTCATATGTTCAACGTAATCAGTATAAATTATAAGTTTATATCTTATTGTAATATAATCTGGTATAATTCCTACTTTATATTCAATACTTTTCTTTTGGTTTTGAAGTACAGAAAGATTCCAATTTAGAGCAAGTATAGATTCATATCCAACTCCTATATCAGTAGAAAGTGGTGGTGATAGGGCTTCTAAATCAGAAATGACTCTTACCCTAAAGGGTTATATAATTCCTAATACAGTAAATGTAAGTAATGCATCTCCTGTAGGTAAATCTTTTAATATCACTAAAATAGTAATTAAAGAAAGTATAAAATGACAAATATACAAGAGATAAATCAAAATCTTTTTAAAGTAGGGACAATGTCATTACAAAAAGGAGATTTTGATATAATATACTATTCTGTATACAGAGGTGGTATAGATAGTATTAATCTAAAAAATAAATATACTGGAGATCTTTTATTTTCTGATCCATTACATTATACAGACTTCACTTATTCTAGTGGATCGTTCTCATCATTATATGATTTAGGAGAATACTTAGGTAATATAATTTCATATGCTAATACAGATTTAGAATCGTTAGCAACAACAGGATCTAACAATTTTTATGGAGACCAATATATATCAGGAACATTAACCATGACAGGTCCTATATATGCAACATCCTCAAATGCAATATCATCCTCATATTCTGTAAGTAGTTCTCGTGCTATTTCTTCAAGTTATTCCCAAAATTCAACTAGTTCGAGTTATGCTCTAAGTAGTTCATATTCGTTGAGTTCAAGTTATTCCCAAAATTCAACTAGTTCGAGTTATGCACAATCCTCATCAAATTCAATAACATCTTCTTTCTCACTAAATACAACAAAAGATTTAACTATTATATCTGGAAGCACAAACCCAGTTGTTGGAGGTATAGTATATGAAAAACTTCAAACAAAACAAACATTACCCACAGGATATGTTGGGGGACTTCAATTATCTGTAAATGCATCAAATAGTGCTAGTTTTGATATAGCTCCTGGTGGGTATGTAATGACGGATTGGTCCAATATACTAAATATAACTAATACAATAGTACAAGTTGCAACACCTATAACAGGAATAACTCCAACATATTTAGCTTCTTCTAATGCCACTTATATAGCACTAGACTTAAATAAAAATGTTATCCAAAGTTCATCCCCATTTACAGACACAGATAGAAGAACTTTATGTCTAATAGGATCAGTAATTCATTCAAATCATATTTTCATTAATACTGTTAATGAAATAAAGGCCCCTATTATAGCTCCCACAAACCAATTACATGATTTCATCAAAGCTATAGGATTTTTAAATTTAGAAGGAAATACTTTCTCCCCATCAAATCCTTCAGTTGATATGTCTCTCCAAAAAAATGGAGGAAGAATATGGGGTTTAGGTATAAATGGTTCCAATTATTATGACCCCCATGTATTAACATTAGGAGCTCAAAGTTTAGTAACATTTAGAATAAGAAAATCTGATGGAACAGAAACATCTGATAAAAATGCATTATTAAATACAGATTTAGTTACTGAAAATACTATAACTCATGTATTAACTAGTATACCATCTAATAGATATGGAATATTTCATGGTACTTTATTTCAATCTGGAATAACTAGACTACAATACCCTCAGAATATATACACTACACTATCTGATGCTTTATCTAATATTGATAAAGAAACATATGTTGCTGAACAAAATATAATAGATAATGGTATATTTAGATTTTATTTAATAATACAGGGAACTTCAACTAATTTTAATGACCCTTTAAGATTTCAATTTGTTACAGCAGGAAAATTTGGAAATGTATTAGGTAATACTGGAGGAGCTATAACAAGTGATGCAATAATTGCAGCATTAGGATACACTCCACAGGATATTGCATATAAAAGGAATGGAAGTTACATATATTCTCACTCAGGTTCAAATCAAAGTCATACAGCCTCTATAGAATCCACATTAGTAAATAACTCGTCAGGATCATTTACAACAGGTTCTAACCCTACAGGAATAACATCCGTTTATAGCTCTAACACAAATAGATTAAATTTCTCCCAACTATCCTTAGGAGATATGTTAGATATTTCTTTAGATATAGAAGCTACTACAACCTCTATAAATCAAGTAGTAAGTGTAGAATTAGTATTAGCAGAGGGACAACCTGAAGAATATAGATTAGCTTTTGTAGGAAACACTCAATATAGAGATATTGGAGTAAATAAAATAGTCCAATATTTAGGATTATTAATAAATACGAATGCTGTGAAGAATAACCCGGCAAAATTTGTTTTTAATTCAACTAATAATGCAACAGTAAAAGTAAATGGGTATTATTTAAAGATAACCCGTTATTAAATATAAATAATTTAATTATTAATATAGAAGATTAAAAACTTTAATATTTATACTAAAAATATATATGAAAATATCTAAATCGGGGATTGCTCCTCATCAAGTAATAAAATCCGATCATTTGTTGCGTATAATAAATGCATTAGATGGAACTACACCCAATTCTGAGATAGAAGTCAATGGAAGTGTTACAGCGTCTAGTTTTATTGGAGACGGATCAGAAATAACAGGTATAGTTAGTTCATCATATTCTGAAAATACTAAAGTAGATTACACTATAATATCTGGTAGTAATAATCCTATAACTTCAAATGCTGTTAGAGAAGGACTATCAGCAAAACAAAGCTCCCCCACAGGTTTTATCGAAGGTCTTCCCTTATCTATTAAACCTGGAGATGATACTAAAGGATTAATAGGAACTGGTTCTTATATAGTAACAGACTATACAGATATAAATAATATAATAGCCCATATAAGATATGTAGAAACTCCAATAGAATTTACTCCTCAATACATGAGTTCTAGTGTAGCTTCATATATAGCACTAGATCTTGAAGGAGATGTTGTTCAATCTGCTAGTCCTTTTGATAATGATTCTAGAAGAACATTAGCTCTAATAGGAGCTACTATACATTCAAATCATACTACTATTAATGCCGTAAATGAAATAAAAGCCCCTATATTAGCAGACACAAATCAATTACATGATTTCATGAAAGCTATAGGAAGTTTAAATATAAATGGTAATATATATTTTCCTACAGGTTCAAATTTAAACATACATAAAACATCTGGAGAAATATGGGGTTTAGGTATAAATGCTCATGATTTTGGAGACCCTCATAGATTATTTATAGAAGAACAAACAACCCAAACTTTTAGATACAGATTAAGAGATGTATCCTTCCCTAATGGAGAAAGCGCTGATACTACTAATATAGATCCAAATTTTTACGATCTAAATGGGGTTAAAACAGCAGTTCCAAGTGGAAGCTATACTACTCAACATATTACTTTATTCCAATCTGGAGATTGTATAATACAATACGGACAGACTTTATATAGTAATTTATCTGACGCAAAGGTATTCATACAAACCCAAGATTATATAGCAGAAGCTAATGTTGCTGAAAATGGAATTCTTAGAACATATCTAATAGTTAAATCAGGTACAACAAGTTTAACAAATTCATCAGATTGTGAATTCATTCCTGTAGATAAATTTGGGAATGTTGTTGGTGGAGCTGGGGTATCTTTAACTTATTCTACTATTATATCTGGATTGGGTTATACACCTGAAAATGTTCTTAATAAACAAAACAATTTTACCCCAGATGGAACGGGACAAAAATATGCCACTATAGATGTTATTAATAGTCTTAGAACATCAATAAGTAGTTCAGTATTCCCAGATACTTTCACCAAAATATCTCCAATAATTCCAACAGGAAGTTTAATAAATATAGGAGTATCAGATTTTATATGGAGAATAAATCAAAATATTTATACTAATACATCTTCTTATTCTACAACAATAGCAACAGCATCTGCAGATTATAATAGGATAGATATAATAGTAGCAAATACTTCAAGTTATTATCAAAAAATCCAAGGAACGGAAAATTCATCATCAGCGGTTTTTCCTACTATTCCTAGTGGTACTTTATTAGTAACTTCTATAAATGTTTTTGGTAGTAATATAGCATCACCTACACCACCATCAACTGTTGATTATATTTTAAAATCCTCAAAATCCGAATTATTAATTCCAACAACTGGAGTTATTAATACTATAGAGGTTGATGAAATATCTACAATTAGATTTACTGGAGCTAGTGTAACAGTACCTTACCTTAAAAAAACAATTAATTCTGGTTCTTTATATGATGGAAAAGAATTTACTTTTATATACCAAGGAACAGGATCATTGACCTTTTCACATAGTCAATCATTATCTGGTTCAATATCTTTCTATAATGGAAGCGGATTATCTGAATCATATTCACCTAATGAAATAGTTAAGTATAGATATAGTTATTCAAGAAATCGTCTTGAAAGTATATCTAGACGTAATATAAATCAAATAAGATTAACTACTTCTTCAAGTATAACGACTTTAACTACTTCCCAAAGTATAGGACAACATGGAAAAAATGTTATTCTAGACAACGGAGCTTCAGCAATAAATTTAACAACTGATATAAATTCAGAACCAGATTTCGTTGCCTCCTATTTAAAACATGGAGCCAGTACTATTACATTTTTAGCAGGATCTGGATCAACATTAATATCAGTAGATAACACTTCCGCACTGACTGGAGCGGTAGGTAGTACTGCTACTTTAAGTAGAGTTAGTAATGCTTTTTATTTAAGAATTTCAAACGCATAATATGTTTAATCCAACACAATTTTACGAATTCGGAAAACAAAGAACCCCTTTTGAAAGTACGTGGAAGACAGATAATACTTCAACAGGTTCCAGTGCCGCTACACAAGTAAAACTTCCCTTAATATCTACAGGAACATATTCTATGAATGTGAATTGGGGTGATGGAACTTCTAGTAATATTACTACTGCTACTTATAACACAGCTAATACACATACTTATTCTATAGCGGGGACTTATATTATAAAAATTACAGGAATATGTACTGGTTGGCAATTTAATAATATTGGTGATAAACTCAAAATATTATCTATAGCATCTTGGGGTGGACTAAAATTAACAAACAATACTGGTTGTTTCTATGGATGTTCTAATTTGAGTTTATCATCAGTAACAGATATATTAGGTTTAACAGGAATAACTACACTAAATAGTCTTTTTCTTGGATGCACAAATTTGACTACTATAAATAGAATTACCGAATGGAATACTTCTAATATAACAAATATGGCTTCAATGTTTCATTTATGTAGTAATTTTAATCAGAATGTAGGCACTCTAAATATATCTAATGTGGTAAATTTTGATTCCATGTTTAGGCAGTGTAATTTATTCAATAATGGAGGAAGCTCAGATATCAATAATTGGTCTATTAAAATATCTGGTAGTATCATTATGAGTAATATGTTTGTAAGCTCTATTGCATTTAACCAACCATTAAATAATTGGAATACTTCTGCGGTAATAGACATGACTTCAATGTTTAATGGAGCATCAACATTCAATAATGGGTTGGCATCAGGAGTTGCAGGAAATATGTTATGGGATACTTCTACAGTAGGAACTACGAATAGCATGTTTATCAATGCAACCTCGTTTAATCAAAACTTGGGTTCACTGAATTTACCTGTTTGTGTCGATTTTACTAGTATGTTTCAAGGAGCTAATAAGTATAACAACGGAGGAAGCACTAGTATTAACAGTTGGGCTTTGAAAACAACCGCAGGAGCTATTAACATGACCAGCATCTTTAATGGTGCAATACTGTTTAATCAGCCATTAAGTAGTTGGAATACAAGCCAAGTAACAAATATGACTAGTATGTTTAGTGGTACATCAGCATTCAATAACGGGATGGCATCGGGAGCATCTGGTGGTACCATGCTTTGGAATATGTCAGCCGTTACTACAACTAGTAGCATGTTTACTAATGCAACCTCGTTTAATCAGGATTTTGGAGTATTAAATTTACCAGTATGTACCGATTTTTCAAACATGTTTAATGGTGCTACTAAGTTTAATAACGGATTAGGCGCTGGAGTTACTGGTGGTACTATGTCATGGACAATAAATACTACAACATCAGTTAATATGTTTGGTATGTTTTACAATGCAACAGTATTTAACCAAAATATTTCAAGTTGGAATTTATCAAAAGTAACATCAACATCATATATGTTTGGTACTGCTACTACTAATAATTTTAACAATGGATTAGGTTCTGGAGTTGTTGGAAATATGGTTTGGGATTTGTCAGTTGTTACAACGGTCAGTAATATGTTTTTAAACGCTACTTCTTTTAATCAAAATTTAGGAGTTTTAAATTTGTCCAATTGTTCAGATTTAAATAGTATGTTTAGTGGCGCTACTAAATTCAATAATGGTGGAAGCTCGGACATTAATAATTGGACTCTTAAGACTACTGGAGCCATAGGTCTTTATCAAGCTTTTCAATTTGCTAATGCATTTAATCAACCATTAAATAATTGGGATATATCTGCATGTAATAATCTTTCTAGAATGTTTGAAGCAGCTACTATATTTAATAATGGACTAGCAAATGGTGTTGCAGGAAACTTATTATGGAATACAGCTAATGTTACTAATATGGTTGCCATGTTTTCTGGTACACAAGCTTTTAATCAAAATATTGGTACTTGGAATGTATCTAACGTTAATCTGTTTAACGCAATGTTTAGTGCAGCTGTTAAGTTTAATAATGGAGGTAGTGATAGTATAAAGAATTGGACTTTAAAAACAACAGGTACGGTAATTCTTAACGCCATGTTTCGAGCTACTGGAGCATTTAATCAACCAATTGATCCTTGGAATACTATTGCGGTTACTGATATGGGTGGGATGTTTAATGGTTCGGTTTTTAATCAACCTTTAAGTGGTTGGAATGTAGCTAATGTTACTGATATGTCGAGTATGTTTGGACTCTTTGGAGGGTCTGCACTATTTAATCAAGATATAGGAAATTGGAATGTATCTAATGTTACCAGTTTTACTAATTTTATGAATGGAGCAAATCCATCAATATTTTCAACTGCAAATCTTGATGCTATTTATAATGGATGGAGTACAAGACCAGTTATATCAGGTAGGAGTATATCATTTGGTTCAGCTAAATATACGGCAGGAGCAAGTGCAGGAAGAGCGATATTGACAGGCGCTCCAAACTTATGGAGTATTACTGATGGAGGAATATAAATAAATTAAAACAAAATATAATGATTCAAAAACAAACAAAATCCCAATTTCCTATATTAGATAAAAGAAATAAAGTAATAGGAAATTATATAATATATTTAAAAGTAGAAGATATATCTTTTAATGAAAGTAATGTTAATGTAAACGGATATTACTATTATATAAATGAAGATAGTAGTATTTATATGTTAGATAGATTTAATAGAAATTTATTATGGGAACAAATAGAAAATGTTGAATTGTCTTTACAACCTTTAGATACAATTAGTTTAAAAGAAGCTATGAATCAAAGAATTGGAGAATTCACTGATATCCAACTTATGTTAGAAAGTGGAGAGAATTATGGTACAACTTATGAAGATTGGGAATAAATGGGTTTTCTTTTATATATAATAGGTGCTATTTTATTTTTACCATTAACATTTCTAGATCTTTTAGTTGTAATATATAAAAACATAAAAACTAAAGATTTTTTCCAATCCACAAATGATTATTTTTTTGAAGGAGCAGAGGATTTAGACAAATATGCCAATTGGAAATTTAAAACATTATGGAATGTTATGCTTAAAACTAAAGGAGGTTATGATTTTGGGAATATAGAAGAAACAATAAGCTCTGCTTTAGGAAAAAATCAAAGAGATAACACTCTTTCAATAGTAGGGTGGATAGTTGTAATTATTTTGTATATTATAGATATTCCATATTGGTTTAAAGGAGGACACTGTATGAATTCAATAAATAATAAAATATAATTATGAAAAAAATAGAACAACAAGAATTAGAACAATTAAAAGAAATCCAATCAAAATCTCAAGATATAATAATAGAACTGGGGGATATATCTTATGGTGAAATAATGCTAAAAAAACGTAAAATTAATATAGAATCTAGATTAATTACTTTACAAGATGAAGAAAAAACTTTACAAGAATACCTGATAAAAAAATATGGGGATAATATAAGTATTAATATAGAAGATGGGAGTTATTAATTTCCGTATTTTATAAGAACAGGTTAATATTTATATGTAAATAAAACTTAATAAAATATAAAACGATATGAGTGAATCTCTTCTTTCTCCAGGTGTATTAACCAGAGAAAACAACACTTCCCAAATAGTACAAGGACCCCAAACTGCAGGAGCTGCAATTATAGGTCCAACAGTTAAAGGCCCAGTAAACATCCCAACCTTAACAACTTCATATAGTGATTACATATCTAAGTTTGGAGGAGCCTTTGATAATGGTTCTACAACTAATGAATATTTAACATCTATATCAGCTTATAACTATTTCCAACAGGGGGGAGATACATTATTAGTAACTAGAGTTGTATCTGGAACTTTTGCACCAGCATATTCAACTCCAATATTAAATTCCCTTGCTAGTTCTTCATTTGTAATAGAAACTATATCAGCTGGAGCTTTAATGAATAGTTCAGGTTCTGAAACTACAAATGGGGCTTTAGTAAGTGGTACCCAAGATAATTATAGATGGGAAATACCTTCTGTTAATGTAGCAAATGGTACTTTTAATTTATTAGTAAGACAGGGAAGTGATAATAGTACAACAAAAACAATTCTAGAAACTTGGCCTAATTTATCTTTAGACCCAAATTCACCAAATTATATAGCTGCTGTTATTGGTAATCAAGTATCTACAGTAATTGATGGGTATGTTGATGTCTCTGGGGATTATACTAATAAAAGTAGATATATAAGAGTAAAACAAGTAGATAGTCCTACATTAAATTATTTCGATAATAATGGTGTTGCAAAATCTGCATATACAAGTTCTATTCCAACTATATCTAGTGGTACATTTGGTAGCGCAACGGGAAATTTATCTTCTATATATGGTTTAGGGTCAAACGATTATACAGCATCTATAAATATTTTATCAAATAAAGATGAATACCAATTTGATGTAATCACAACTCCAGGTTTAACTCACTCTAGCCATAGTGTCGCCGTTACATTATTAACATCTGTTGTTCAAGATAGAGGAGACGCAATAGCAATTATAGATCTTACAGATAAGGGAGCTAGTGTTTCTTCTGCAGTATCAGAAGCAGCCGAAGTAGATAATTCTTATTCTGCTGCATATTACCCTTGGGTACAAGTAAATGCTCCAAATACTGGAAAATTAACATGGGTACCACCTTCAACTATAATTCCATCTGTATATGCATATAATGATGCAGTAGGAGCTGAATGGTTTGCTCCCGCAGGTTTTAGAAGAGGAGGTATTTCAATTGTACAAACAGAAAAAAAATTAAGACCAACAGATAGAGATACTTTATATCAAGGTAAAGTAAACCCAATTGCTACTTTCCCAGGACAAGGTAATGTAGTATACGGACAAAAAACACTAATATCTAAACCTTCTGCATTAGATAGAATTAATGTAAGAAGATTATTAATTGAACTTAAACGTTATATTGGTCAGATAGGTAATACACTTGTGTTTGAAAATAATACAATAGCAACTAGAAATAGTTTCTTATCTCAAGTAAGACCATATTTAGATTCAATTCAGCAAAAAGATGGATTATATGCTTATAAAGTTGTAATGGATGATACTAATAATACTAGTGATACTATCGATAGAAATCAATTAATAGGTCAAATTTGGGTTCAGCCTGCTAAGAGTATAGAATTTGTAATATTAGACTTTAATGTAACTGCAACCGGTTCTACATTTTAATAAAAATATTTAAAAATAATTAAGACCTCTTATTGAGGTCTTTTTTATTCCTATATATTTATGATTATAACAATAAATTAAATAAAATGGCAGTACTAGATAATAGCGAAATGATGTTCACGGCCTTTGAGCCTATTGTAGCCAATCGCCATATTATGTATATAGATGGAATTCCATCATACCTAATTAAAAAAGTAACAGCACCTTCTTTCGATGCAGGAGAGATAAAATTAGACCATATCAATGTTTACCGTAAAATAAAAGGTAAGGTAAATTGGAATGATATGAATATTTCACTTTATAACCCAATTGCACCATCAGGAGCACAATCAGTAATGGAATGGGCTCGTTTAGCTCACGAATCTGTAACAGGTAGAGATGGGTATAGTGATTTCTATAAAAAAGATATTACTTTAAATTTCTTAGGACCAGTAGGTGACGTAGTAAGTGAATGGATTATCAAAGGAGCATTTGTTAAAACAGCTACTTTCGGTGACTTCGACTGGGCGACTGGAGACGCAGCAAATGAAATCCAACTTACTCTGGCAATGGATTACGCAATCTTGAATTTTTAATCTTTGCCTTGGATGGCACAACAATAAATTAAAGAACCTAACAGAAATGTTAGGTTTCTTTATTCTATTATATATTTATATACACAAACACAAATAAAATTATGGCCGAATCAAAATTTAAAATTCAAACCGAAATAATTGATCTCCCTTCTCGTGGTTTAATATATTCCTTAGATAATCCCTTATCTTCTGGTACTATTGAAATGAAATATATGGGATCTAGAGAAGAAGATATCCTTACTAATCAAAACTATATAAAACAAGGTATAGCATTAGATAAATTACTTGAATCTTTAATTGTATCAAAAATTAATATTAATGATATAGTAGCTGGAGATAAAAACGCCTTATTAATCGCATCAAGAATATTAGGATATGGTAAAGACTACACATTTAAATCATTTGATTCTAATGGAAAGTATGTAGATAAAACTATTGATTTAACTACTTTAGAAGATAAAGAATTAAACCCAAAAGACCTATTAGAAGAAAGAAAAAATGAATTTAAATTCGACCTATCTAATTCAGGAGTACAAGTTACCTTTAGATTACTTACTCATGGTGATGAAAAAAATATAGACAAAGAAATTGAAGGAATAAAGAAAGTATTCCCAGACAAAGCACCACCAGAATTATCTACTCGCCTTAAATATATAATTACATCAGTTGATGGGGATAGAGATACTGCTACTATTCGTGATTTTGTAGATAATGGATTACTTGTTAAAGATTCTAGAGCGTTAAGAAGTGAAATAAAAAGAGTATCACCAGATGTTATTTTGGTATACAAAGAAGAGGGTGAAGTGGAGGGCACACCTATTCCAATTAATCTAAACTTTTTTTGGCCTCAATCAACAATATAGATTAAAAATGTATTCTGATATAGATGATATTGTTACTTATGGAAATGGATATGATTGGGAAACAGTTTATAATTTTCCTATATGGCTTAGAAATTGGACGTATAAGAGAATCGAAGAAAGATTCAAAAAGAAAAATGAAGAAGCCGAAGCTCAAAATAATGTAGTTTCCAATACAACAAATCCACAAAAAATAGCTAAACCACCACAATCACAAAATACTTACTCAACGAAGGTTCCCAAATAGGGAACTTTTGTTTTCTATATTTATATAAAATAATATGATATGACCCCACAGGATGCACAAAAGCAACTAGACGATTTAAAAAAGGTAGCGGAGCAACTTCAATATACTATTCCTCAAAATTGGTTAGATGATCCATTATCCAACGCTAATGCAATAACGGAAGCTTTTATTAAATGGGACGATGAACTTCAAGAAATAAAAAAAGATCTTAGTGGGTTAAATTCTATGTTAAAAGCAAATCTTCAAGATTTGACTAAATCTAACATACAATTAAACCAAGCTAGAAAGGCTACCAGAGATTTATCTTCTATATCTCAATCATTAATGAATGATAAAAGAAATATAGCAAGTTTAGATATAAAACAAATTGAAAGACTAAAACAACAAACCAAAATAAGTAACGACCTTCTTCAACAATCTATACAATCTGGAGAATTAAAAAACACAGAATTAGCTGCAACCCAAGATAACTTAAGACTTGGTATGCAATTATTGGATATAACTGAAGAAAGACTTGAATTAGAAAATAAAATAATAGAAAAGATGGGGTTAGCTCCCTCTATAGCAGACGGTTTAAGTAAGTCTTTAAATAAAATAGGGTTTGGAGGTTTAGCGAACCAACTTAAACTTGGAGAAGCTGTTGATAAAACTAAGGAATTTGTAAAAGCTAATGACGGAAATGTAAGTAGTTTTGCTACAATGAAAAATTTCTCTGGGAATGTGTTAGGTAATTTATCTAAAATGGTATCACCGACTAATTTACTTCAATTAGGTATAGGACTATTAGTAAATTCCTTAATAAAGGTCGATACTATGGCGGGAGAAACCGCTAAACAGTTCGGTACTTCATATGAAGAAGCAAATAAATTAAATCAAGAATTAACCCAAATCGCTGCTAAAACAGATAACACTTTTGTTACTACGAAGGCACTAGTCGAAGCTCAAAATAGTTTAAATAATTCGTTAGGTACCGCCAATTCATTAAGTGGAGATATGTTGGTTAATTTTACAGAATTGACCAAACAAGCAGGATATTCGGTAGAAGCTGCAACTACATTATCCAAACTTTCATTAACAACCGGAAAATCCTCTAAAGCTATAACTGAAACCTATTTAGGTCAAGTTAAAGCGTTGAATGCTCAAAATGGATTAGCTATTAATGGAAAGCAGTTACTTAATGATATATCTAATATATCTAAAGCTACTTTAGTTACCTATGAAAAAAATCCAAAAGAATTAGCTAAAGCAGCCTTTGAGGTTAAAAAAATAGGTCTTGGTTTAAAAGAAATTGAAGGAATACAACAATCTTTACTAGATATAGAAAGTTCTATTGGAGCAGAGTTCGAATCTGAAGTAATGACTGGTAGAGCTCTTAATTTGGAAAGAGCCCGATATTACGCCTTAACAAATGACATTTCAGGATTAGCTCAAGAAATGAATAAACAGGGTATTACAGCTGCTAAGTTTGGTGAGATGAATGTTATTCAACAAGAAGCTACCGCCAAAGCTTTAGGAATGTCTCGTGAAGAAATGGGTAAAATGTTAATAGAACAAGAATCTATTGCTGCCGTTGGTGGGAAAAATTTAGAAGATGTTAAAAAACAATATGAATTAGTTAAAGGTACATCAAAAGAACAAGAATTTTTAAATAAACTTGGTAACGAAGAATATGCACAACAACTTAAATCAACTACAACTCAAGAAAGATTCTTAGCTTTAACCGAAAAACTTCAAGAAGTATTTATATCAATGGCGGGACCCGTTATGGATGTAGTATCTCCAATAATGGATTTAGTATCAACAATTACAGCTCCAATAGCTTGGATTTCAGAACAATTTGGAGAATGGGGCACTATGTTGGGTGAATTAATAGGACCTTTAGGACAAGTGGGAAAATTATTAAAAGGAGTTGCTATGTTAGCCGTAGGATATGCTGCTTACGCATCATATGCATCATTAGCAGCAATCCCTATAGTAGGACCTGTATTAGGTGGAGTAGCTGCCGCTGGTATATTAGCCGCTGGTACCAGTTTTATAGGTTCCATACAAGATGGACAAATAGACCCGAATGGGGGATTAATGGTATCAGGACCTAAAGGGTCTATACAATTAGATAGTGAAGATACTTTTGTCGGTAATAAAAACGGAATAATAGCTGGTACTAATTTAGGTAAGAATAATACTCCTCAAAGTAATGAGGGAGGGATTTCAATATTAGCTTCATCTTTAAATAATAAAATGGATCAGATGATAGGAAGGTTAGATAATCTTATTATTGCTGTAAATAAAGGTATGGTAGTTAATTTAGATGGTATTAAGGTATCAGAAGGATTATCAACTCCTATGGCTATATCAAATAGAAGAATATAATAATTAATATTTATAATAAAATAAAATCATGTCAATACTAGGCCAAGAAAAAAAATCTCATTTCTCAAAAGGAGGAGTAACAGAAAATAATCTGTCTAAACTAAGAGGATCTAAACAACATAACGAGTATTCCATCAATGGTACTCCTAACATACCAGATAAACCATCTCCATCATTATTAGACCCTTCCCAACCTGCTACAAAATATTTGAATAACCTTCCAAAATAATTATGGCATTAAGAGAGTTAAAATCTGATTTGCGCAATCTAAAATATGGGAAAGATCGCCCTGGTGGGGGAAGTTCTGGTTTACCTTACATAAAATACTCTCTATCAGGAATCGAAACTGAACCGGTAAGAACCATTATAGAATCAGCGAGATTCAGCTCAGATTATCCACAAAGAGGTGGTCTATATGCCGTTCGTGCCGCTGCGGAAGATGCCATTAGAATACGCAAGTTTTTAACTGATTTTCCTAAAGGTAGTAATTTTACTTCTAAACAAGTAGATTTACAAAAATCAAACCCACTAATAGAAACGGGAAAAAATGGTGGTAGAATCAATACTAGAACTTACAACTTAAATTCTAATTTACTCCTTTCTACTCTTACAGCAGGGACCGGAATTCATTATCCCAGATCTGGAGCAACTCCATTAACTTTATTAGAAGATGATGTAAAATATTTATCACTTGTTGGAAAAAAACCTAGTGAAGAAAATCGATTAGTAAATTTATATAATAGTAAAATAATTAAAATTGAAGGGAATACTTCTATATTAGATAATTTAGGTATAGCAAGTTCTGAATTCCAAATAATGAATTATGATGCCGGTCCTAACTCTTTATATGGAAACGGAGAAACTATAATATTTAGATCTACAGATAATAAAGGATCTATACTAGACACTAGAAGAGCTAAAGGATCGAATTCATTTTCCCATTATATTTTACAACCTACCACAGGTTCTTTAGGAAATAATTTATATTTTATTAATAGTGATATAAGTAGTTTTTTAAAGTCACACAATTCAGGAAGTGATATAAATAATTTATTAGGGATTGATGGAAATGGTAATATAACACAACCTATTAATTATACATTTAATTCTTCTCCTTTTTCTAATACTTTAACTTACGATCAAATATCTAAAAAGATTCAAGGTGAAAAAATTACAGACTTTAGAAGAGATGTTGGAATATCTGGTAGTGTATTTTCAAGAGATTACACAAATCCACAGGTTCCTATGACTACTAGAATAGGTATTGGATCTCCCGGAGCTAGACCTAGATTAAGTGTAGGAACCTCAAAAAACGGTAGAGAAAATACTAACAATATATTTAAGGATGGTCAAGATAAAGTGAATATGACTCCTATATACTATGGAAATTTTAATGAACATACTGTAGAAAAAGACCCAAATTCCAGAGATTTAATAAAATTCGCTTTTGAAACTATAGATAATAATAACACAAATAATACTTATAGAACCCATTTTAGAGCATTTTTGAAAGGATTTACGGATAATAATTCAGCAGATTGGGAAGGTAAAAGATATTCTGGAAGGGGGGAAAATATGTACACTTATCAAGGTTTTGATAGAACGATTTCCTTTAATTTTATTATATTGGCTCAATCCAAACAAGAAATGAAACCTTTATGGCAAAAATTAAATTACCTTAATTCCACACTACAACCTGACTATTCATTAGATGGTTTTATGAGAGGAAATATAACTCGATTAACTATTGGAGAGTATTTATATAGAACTCCTGGTATAATCAAATCATTAAATTATACTGTGGATGATAATTACTCTTGGGAAATAAAAATGGACGAACCTGAAGGGGGGAGAGATAATGATATGATGGAACTACCTCACGCAATAAATGTATCGGTTTCATTTACTCCAATATTCCATACTTTGCCAAGAACTGTTACATTAAATGATTTCGAGGTACCATCACTAATATCAGAAAATATTGGAGATCAAGAAAATTTTATACGAGATAAAAATCCATTCTTTGATTTAAACTCCAATAAAAAATTATAAAATATGTCATCACGTTATACCACTATACCTACATATACTAATGATGAAGGAAAACAACTTTATTCACAAACTTATTATCCAGAAATTGGCCTTAAGGAAGATGATGTGTATATTATAACTTCATATAATGATAGACTAGATCTTATTGCGTATGATTTTTGGGGAGATGAAACTTTATGGTGGGCTGTTGCTATGGCAAACGATTTAGAATGTGATAGCTTTTACCCTCCAATAGGAATTCAACTTAGAATACCAAGAGATTCAACTTCTATAATAACCACTTTCCAAAAAGCAAATGAAATATAACGAAATAGAACGTCTTCAACAATTAGCTGGTATTATTAATGAGATTAAAGTAAATAAACCATCAAGTGATCCTGTTGATAATTATATAATGAGAAAATTTAAACCAACTTCTAAAAAAGTTGGGAAGGGTCCTGACGGTGATCCTTGGACTATATACTATCTTTCTGACGATGATGGAAGTGGTATTGTTCCTGAAATAATATATTATCCAAATAATGAATATGATAAAATATCTATGTATGGTGTTAGCGATTATTCAAAAACAAATAATGATATTAATACTTTTATAAATTCTTTAAAATAATGTTATGGCGGATAAATTTACAAATATCGCAGGGGGTGCATTTCTTCCTTATGTAGTTAAACAGATTGAAAATAGAAAAAAATTTGTTGAAGAATTCAATAATAAAAGAGAAAATAAACATCTTGTTTACTTTAATAACAAGAATGCCTGGATTAGATTAACTTCATGTGTTGATGTAACAGAATCACATCCTCTATTCGCAGAATATGGATTATCTGGTGCAGCCTTGGCTAAAAAATATATTTTACAAGGAGGTACAGTACAAAATAATGATGGTACTATTACTAATAGATCTGGAGTAGAATCAAATGGTTCTTACAACATGTTATCAAATAAACCTTTAGGTTTCAAACCTATGCCTGGTATAACTTCAATTGATTTAAGTTCTGCTGGGAAATTAGGTACTTTACAATATGCCACTATAAAATTTATAGCTTATGATATAAAACAACTAGAATTAATGGATGCCTTATATATGAAACTAGGATTTTCATTAGTTTTAGAATGGGGTCATACTATTTATTTAGATGAAAATTCTAACATATCAACACCAAAACCATTAGATGTATTTAGTTATTCCACCAAAGAACAATTAGTAAAAGCTATTCAAAAAAAGAGGGTAGAACACTCTAGTAATTATGATGCTATGGTAGGAACTATATCAAATTTTGGTTGGGAAAGTCAAGATGATGGTTCATATATTTGTGATATTAAATTAGTCGGAGCAGGAGACATACTAGATTCATTAAAAATAAATCAAGCGGTAAATAAAAATACCAACTTTTTATCCCAACCTGTGAATACTGGGGATGATGCTGAAAAACAAGACTTAACATCTCAAATAGCAGATAAAGATTTATCGGTATTAAATAAAGCTTTATTCTCAATATGGCAACAAGTTACAAAACAAACCCCTAAAGAATCAAAAATAACAGTTGTAGGGACTAATACTCCTAGTTATAGAAAAGTACTAAATAAAATATATAATAATACTCCATATAAATTTATAAGTTTTAACGATAATGGGGATTTAGTTGGAGATGAAATTTCTTTGAAAGGAAATCATTATTCTTTAATATCTGAATTAAATAAAAATAATGGAGGTGATGCATCATTTATACCTAATATTTCAAAAACATTATTTACATCAATTGGTATTCCATATCAAATAACAGACAATGAAGGGAATGGAGATGGTGAAAAACAAGTTTATATAACTTTAGGTCATTTTTTAGCTCTAGTTACTTCTACAGGAATGGTATATAATAAAAGTGGTGATAGTATTAAACCTCATATTTATATTGATTTCAATGATTCATTAAATTATTGTGCTACATTTAAAGGACAAATGTCTATGGATCCTAGAATTTGTATAATTCCAAGAAATCAAAATAATCTTGATGACCCTTTCGGATTAGGGATTATAGAAGACAAATTATTCAATGATATTGGTGGGATTGTGGTCGAAAAAGAAGTTGAAATTACTACATCTGGAGGTTCCACTTATGGACCACCATCTAGAACATTAGAAACCAAATATATATCAGAAAAAAAACCCAATGGTTTTGTAAATAATTATCTTAATATAACCTCCGAAGAAAAAGAGATAAGAGCTAGAATGATGTGTTTATTAATTAATATAAACTATATTACTGATGTTTTAAGGAATCATAGGGAAAAAGATGGAAAGGGAGATGTATTTTTTTCTGAATTTATAACTTCTATACTAGATGGAATTAGTAAATCATTATGTGGTTTTAATGAATTTAGGGTTATTGTAGATGATTCCAATAAATGCGCTAGAATAATAGATGATAATAAATTATCTTTACAAAAAGAATTAGAAGATCCAACACAATATACTGAAATCCCTATATTGGGAAATAAAAGTATTGTATATAATTATAATTTTCAATCTAAAATAAGTCCTAAAATGGCTAGTATGGTTACTATAGCCGCTCAAGCTCAACCTAGTACTTTAGGAGAAGATACTTTTGCTATATCTAATTTATCTAGAGGACTAATAGATAGAACATCTGAAGAGAAAACGACATCAAATAATAATCCCCAATCCCCAAAACCTAAATCTCAACAACCAACTACACAATCCGAAGACAACTTAAAAACACTAACCCAACATCTACAAAACATAATGGGGTCTGATGGTCGAAGTTTGAATATTAATGTATCCGCTATAGACCCCTCAATAAACACATATAGAGGAATATTATCAGAATACAGAATAACACAAGACTCTACAAATAAAGGATCAATAATAATCCCATTAGATTTTAATATAACAATGGATGGAATATCCGGGATAATACCAAATTCAGCCTTTACTATTCCACCAAATTTATTACCATCTTCTTATAAAACTAAAGATAATTTACCTAAAATAGCTTTTATAATACACAATATAAGTCAAGTATTTGATAATAATAAATGGACTACTAAAATAACTGGGCAAACTATTAATATAAGATTTGACAAGGATGATATTAAGACATATACTAATTATAACCAATCTATAGATTCTGGATTAGTTTCATCAATTCCAAATTTATCGAATCCTTATAATATTATATTAACAATACCATCTAATATAGTAGAGACTAATAAATCTCTAACCAAATTAAAAAATATAATAGGAAACTATGAAAGTGGTAACAATTATGGGGTCGCAAATACTGGAGGGGATGGAGTTAGATCATCAACAAATGTAAATGGAATATCCTTTAATTCATTAAAGACTTTCCAAAATATATCGAATGATAGTGATAGAAGACGAGTATTTGCTTCTGGAAGATTCCAAATAATACCATCCACTATGGATTCTATTAAATTATCTTTAGGATTAAAAAATAACGATAGATATAGTCCAATAAATCAAGAAAAAATGGGAGATTATATATTATTAACATATAGACCCCAAATTGGAAATTATTTAAAAGGAACAAACAAAGGTTCGTCAATAGATTTAATAAATGCTGTTAATCAAATAGGATATGAATGGGCTTCAATGCCTGTAATATCTAAATCTAATGGGGGGCTTGTAGTTGGAAACATTATAACAGGATTTGGGCAAACTACAAACTATGGTGGGTCTGGGGGAAATCCATCTCAAGCTAAAGTAGATATAAAAACAATAGCAAATTCATTGATAAAAACTAGAATAGAATATAGTGGTAAAACTCCTATATTTATACCAACATATTATAATCCCTTCCTTTAATCATGCCTTATTACCCAAAATCGAGATTTATTACTGATTTAAAAGCAAATTATGGAGAATTTAAAACTCCAGATGGAAAAAACTATGTTGGAGACTATTTTACAACTTATGATGGAATTAGTTATACCGGGAAGAATCCACAAGATGTTAAAGTAATATTATTGACTAAAGTTACCCAAATAAATCAAGAACAATCTAGATTAGTTATTAGTAAAGATAATATAATATTTAATCAATTAAATAAAGGAGAAATAAATATAACCGAATTAAAAGAACCTAATATATTTTATCCTAACCCATCAACAGAAGACTTTAAAAATCAAAAAATAACTAGATATTTTGCAAAACAAAGAACAGTAAGACAATTCCAAATAATAGAAATAGATAAACTAACGTATGAAGATTTATCATCATTAGGAGGAATTTATAACTACCCATTATGGAAGCCGATATCATTATTGTGGAGGATATCAGAATCATTGAGTAAAGATAAAACAACTCATAAATTTCAAGAAACAGTAAAAGGAACCAACCAACGGATAGTAGATCTTAAAGAAAAATCATTTTCGGGGATAAAGCAATATCTAACTAATCTAGAACAATTTTCTAAACCTTAATTTGGAGGTTCAAAATAAGTTCATATATTTACTCAAAATTCAAATTATGACAAATAAAAAATCTTTGCTAATACATCAATCACAAATTTTTGTATTATATGTGTTCTTATGGGCATCTTTCTGGAATATCCCTTTCTTTATTAAAACAGAGAATAGAAATAAGTATAGATATCATTATGAATACGTTATAGGATAAATTTAAGACCTTCAATGAAGGTCTTTTTTAATCAAAATATGTTCGTATATTTAAGTAAATAAAAAGTTATGTACTGGTTAATAGAAGAAAAAGAACAATTAGAAAGATTATCATATAATAAACCCTGTTTTATTTCTGTAATTCCCCTAAACCATAACTACCACCCCAAATTAACTGAGGTTTCATTAATTTATTATAAAGTTGAAGGTCATAAGGGTTATATTTTTCCAATCAATCATAATGATGGGATAGGAATAGAATTAAATTTGGTAAAGGAGTTTATATTAAAACATCCAAATATTTATATATTAGATAAAAAGAAATCAATATATTTTTTAGGGGAAGAATTTTTAGATTCTAAAATAATAGATATAAATTTGCTTCATCTTGAAAATAATATAAACGGTTTAGAAATACCTGATTATAAATCAATAGTCGCGAATTATATTGAAGGATCTTTTAAAACAAACCCAAATCTAAATTCTTATATTCCTATAACCAAACATTATGAGGAGCAAGATTTAATATACAATTTTATTAAGAAATATGTTGGTAATCAATTCAAATCAACGTATTATAACACGGATTATATAGAAGTCATGTACCGTGTCGAAAATGAAGGGATGTCGCTTGATAATAATTGTTTTGAACAACACTATTCCATAAAACACCCACAATTGTCTATAAAAGATAATAAAATTTTTACCCAATATAATTTATATAATTTTACCTCTCGTCCGTCTAATTCATTTAATGGAGTTAATTTCGGCGCATTGAAGAAGAATGATGGTACTAGAGAATTTATAATACCTAGTGAAGATTATTTATTTGAATTTGATATGAATTCATATCATCTTTTCCTATCTGCTAAAATAATTGGTTTTGATTTACCTCAAGGTGATATACATACAGAATTTGGAAAATCATATTTCAATAAAGAAGAATTATCTGAAGAAGAATATAAGGAAAGTAAACAACTATCATTTAAACAAATGAATGGTGGTGTATTTTCTCAATACAAACACGTACCTTTTTGGAATAAATTGGAAAACCATATCAAACAATTATGGGAACAAATACAAGAACAAGGTCATGTAGAATTAGTGGGGGGTAGACAAATAAAATTATCTGAAATCCCCAACCCAACACCACAAAAATGTTGGAATTATATAATTCAGAGTTCAGAAACTTATTATAATATTTTGATTTTAAAAGATTTGTTCGTATATTTGAGGGATAAAAAAAGTAAAATCATTCTATATTCATACGACGCCTTTCTTATTAATTATATTAATGAGGATGGAAAAAATATTCTAAAAGAAATAAAACGAATAATAGAGGCACAGGGTTTTAAATCAAGTGTTAGTTATGGGATTAATTACAATAGTTTGAGGAAAATTAAATAAAATTAAATATATGAATGAGAGATTAATAGAAAAAACGGGAAGTAATGGAGAAACTTATTTAATTAATAATCCTGATTGTTATGATGAAGATGGAAGTTTTATTAAACAAAGAAATCCTATGACTCATTTAACTCCCAAAAAGAAAAAAAGGAAAAAATAAAGTTAATGGGAAATATAAATAAAGAATATCAATTAATAATAAGTAAGTGTAAATTTATATCAAAACCAAATGAATGGTTTATTGAAGGTAGTGAAGTGGAATGTGTTGATAAATGTAATTATTGTGAATATAAAGAAAATGATAAATTTAATATCGGTTTCTCCTTATTTCATGGGTATACAAATGAGATTTATAAAGATTATAAAGGTGAGTTACCAAGACCTGATGGTGAAATATGTTCATTTGATGAATTCTTGATATTTGATAATTTAGATAATGAAATTTCTGAATTAACATTAGAAGAATATAAAATTTTAATAAAATAACAAACTAAAATAAAGCTTATGCAAACTACCTACTCCGACGATATATTTATTGATGGAAATCACAATTTTATGTCTCAAAATATCAAATCAAAGTTATTTACAACTTTCACACTACCAGAGAACTTGGATCAAACTATCCAAGATATAACTAGTCAATATTCTATTTTATTCAACAAAATATTTGTTTTAGAAGTAGAAGGTAAAGACGAACTTATATGCACGTATAATATTGATCAATTTAATATTTCTGATAAAGTAATACCAAACACTATTTTACTTCATCGTAAAAAAGAATACAACGTATTATATAGTATTAATTCATTAAATACCCTAATTCAGGAACTGAATGGTGGTAAAATTGATACTCAATATGAAATTAATTGGGAAGATTATAAAAATTCTATTTTATTAGTACAAGATGGTGTATTGAAAAAAATGTCAACAATAAGTCATAAAATAATTACTTTGTAATGAATAAAGAGATTAAAAGACTGCAATAATTAGGAGGACTTAATGAAATTAAAATAAATAATCCAAGAGATGTATTTAGTGTTACTGAATTAGGTAAACAAGATTTAGCAGATTTTATACAATTACAACAATTATCCAAAAAATTTGGGGTAAATGAAATATTAAATGATGATGGTCCTGAATCTGAAAGATTTAGAATGGCTCAACATTTAGATATATTTAGTGATGATAGAGGAGAAGGTATTATCGATATTAATAAAACGAATACATTAGAAGGATATTTACAACGTAATGAAGATATTTGGGGAAATGATGAAAATGATGCTAAAGAAATTCTTAAAGACTTTATAAAAATGGGATATGTAACTCCAATTAAATTATAATGAACGAAATAAAAAGACTCCAACAACTAGCTGGGATACTTACGGAAATAAAAGTAATTGACCCCTCTCCAATAAAAGATGGAGATAGAGTAGAAATATTAGTTAATATTTATACTGATGGAGAACAAGCTATTCCTGAATATGAATTAGAAGATATTGATGAATATCCATTGTATATAATTAAAGGGGATGTTGGAATTTATGAAGATGGGATGTTTGAATCAGATGAAGGGGGTAATACTAGAATTGATCCAAAATATCTAAAAAATATCTAAAAAAGATATAAACAAAATAAAAATTATGATAAATATAAAAACTAATTGTTGGGAAGAAGATAATACTTCTAATCCAGAGTATGATGAAAACTACATAGAACAAGATAATGATAACCCTTGGGCTTAATAGTATTAAATTAATTTCTATAATATAAATAAATGAGGATAATAATTTATCCTCTTTTTTACCCTAATATTTGGATACTCAAAACTTCCTTTGTATATTATAACATAATAAATAAGTAATCAATTAATTTTTTTAAATATGGATTTGAAAACAATCACGAATAGATTAGAATCTATTCAAAACCCAAAAAAAGGCAACAGTTCCAAAAATGCTGAAGAAAAAGCGAAGATCTTTTGGAAAGCCCCTCTAGGGAAATCATTACTTCGTTTTGTTCCTTTAAAAACAAACCCTGAAAATCCTTTTATCGAATTGTATTTTCACTATCAATTTGGTAAAAAAACTATCATCTCCCCAATTAACTTTGGTGAAAAAGACCCGATGATGGAATTTGCTAAAAATTTAGGAAAATCGTCTGATCCTGAAGATTGGAAATTAGCTAAAAAAATCAAACCTAAAATGAGAGTATTTGCCCCTGTTATTGTAAGAGGTGAAGAAGATAAAGGTGTTAGATTCTATGAATTTGGTACTCAAATCTATACTACTTTGATGGGATTGGCTGCTGATGAAGAAATTGGTGATTTTACTGATGTAATTAATGGTCTTGATTTTAAATTAGATGTAGTACAAGGTGCTACCTATAAAGAATCTACAATTAGACCTGCAATGAAACAGTCTCCACTTTCTAAAGATCCATCTCAAGTTGAAGATTGGTTAAGTAATCAACCAGACCCAATTGGTTTTTACTCAAGATTTACTTTTGATGAAATGAAAGGTTTTCTAGAAGATTGGTTAAACCCAGATAAAGAAGAAGAAAAAACAGTTGTTACTACTGAAAAAGCAAATGCATTTCCTTCTGAACCTGGTGATGTAGTTACTGCCTCTACTAAAAAGAGAGACGTAGTTACTGCGAACGAGTTTGATGACTTGTTCAAAGATTAATTTTATTTCCCTCCCTTAGGGGAGGGATTAATTTATTTAAAAATTATGGCAAAACCAAAAAGTCTGTCCTCAGAGTTGGGGACAAAAGTAAACTCTTCATTTTCTTTAGATAAGTTTAAAACTGGAAAAAACTTAGGTAGTTCCAATTCTAATTATAAACCACAAGAATGGATTAAGTTCTCTGAATCAATGCAAGAGGTATTACAAGTTCCTGGTATTCCAAAAGGTCATACAACTTTGATTAGAGGTCGAAGTAATACTGGAAAAACAACCCTTCTTATAGAACAAGCAGTCCAAGCCCAAAAAGATGGAATCCTTCCTGTAATTATTATTACAGAAATGAAACACTCTTGGGAACATTGGGAAACTATGGGATTCGATTTGGGTAGAGAAGTAGACAAAGATGGAAACACATCTTATAATGGGTTCTTCATATATGTCGATTCAGAAAGACTAAAATGCATTGAAGATGTTGCAGAGTTCATCATGGATATGTTGAATGAACAGAAAAAAGGAAATTTACCACACGATTTGTTGTTTTTATGGGATTCTATTGGATCTATTCCGTGTAGAATGAGTATAGAAAAAAGTTCTAATAGTCCTATGTGGAATGCTGCCGCACTTTCACAACAATTCGCAAATTTTGTTAATCAACAAATAGTATTATCACGAAAAGAGTCACAACCATATACAAACAGTGCACTTTATGTAAATAAAATTTGGATTGAACCAGCTTTAATGCCTATGGCTCAACCTAAAATGAAAAACAAAAATGGTGATTCAATGTATTATGATTGTTCTATGGCTATTACTTTTGGTAATATAACAAGTGATGGTACACAAAAATTGAATGTAACTAAGGATAAACGTGTAATTGAGTGGGGTTTAAAAACTAAAGTTCAAGTAGATAAAAATCACTTACAGAAATTTTGGTAAAACACGCATCATATCTTTTACCAACATAATCTTCACCTAATTCTAATGTATAGTGTATAATTTTATAACCTAATGCTAGAGCAAATGCACCAATAGCTACTAATGCCCAAGATTTACCACCACCCGGACCTCCATAAATTAACCCATAATCACCACCACCTAAACCACCTTGTAAAAGGGAGTTTATTATATGCCAAGGTGTTGGGACAGGGCTTCTACTATTTTCAAGATATCTTTTTTCTATATCTTTAGTATACTCATGTCCAATTTCTTTATTTTGACCTGCTTTTAATGCTCCTTCAATTTTATGTCTAATTTCTTCATATTGACCTGTATTTAATAGGTCTACTGAATCTAATAATGCTTGTTTTAATTTTTGATTAATACAAAATTCACTAAATTCTTTTTCAACATATTCTTTATCCTCATTAATAATCGTAAAGATTGATTTTAGTTGTTCAGTAATAGCAACTTGGAGAAGCAGATGATATTCATTATGGTATTAAAGGTTTAGCTAAAGAATTAAATAAACCTATTTGGTCGGTATCTCAGGTAAATAGAGCTGGTGCTAAAGATGAAGTAGTTGAGGGAGATAAAACCTCTGGAAGCTACACTAAACAAGCAATTGTTGATTTTGGTATGTCTTTATCTAGACTTAAAAAAGATAAAACATCTGGAAAAGGAAGAGGACATATTCAAAAGAATAGATATGGTCCTGACGGAATGACATATAATATGAATATAGATACATCTTATGGTGGTTTTGAATTCTTGGATGAATATGATGATAGTGAAGATTATAAAACACCTCAAAAATCAAAAAATCCAAACGAAGTAAAAAAAGAAGAAAAGGAATTACTACTTTCCAAATTCAAAGCTTTTAGTATAGAATAATATTTATTACTACAACTAAAGAAAATATGAATCAAAGTAGAATTAATGAAATAGAGGTTTATGATGAAGAAATTATTAAAAAAGAAATAAATTAAATATGAAGAATGACGGTAAAGAATTTGTAAGTCAATTAAAACTTTATACAGATTATCTTAAATTCGATGAGAGCTTAGGGAGATATGAAACTTGGGGATATTCTTTAATAATAAGATTATTTTCGAATCCTTTAATTTTTTCTAAAATAGCATCTTTATGGTCTCCAACATCACTTACAGAAATTTTGGTAAAACACGCATCATATCT